ATTCGATTCTACAGATTTCATGCCAGTACCTTTTGATTGGGAAACTGGCACAGACAATGCTGCGGTAAGAGATAATGCAGTAGATGGTTCAATTAAAATTGTCACCATTACTGATAGAGGTTCGGGAATAGGAACCGCTAACAGTACTTATACTAGAGTTCCAATTAAAGGTGATGGAACTGGTGCCGAGTGTACTATTATTATCAATAATGATTCTAAAGTAGACACTATTACTGTATCAAGTCAAGGTTCTGGATATACTTACGGTATTGTTGATTTAGTTTCTGGAGGTGTTCCTACGGGTTCACTCAACCCCACTTTTAATGTCATTATTCCACCTAAAGGTGGACATGGATATGATATCTATAGAGAACTTGGTGCATATAATGTTTTACTTTATTCCAGAATAGAGAATGATAACCAAAATCCAGACTTTATAACGGGAAATGAAATTTCAAGAATTGGTATTGTAGAAAATCCACAATCATTTGGATCTTCACAAATCCTATCCTTAGATAAAGCAAGTGCAGTTTATGCACTCAAACTTACCGGAATTGGATACAGCTCTGCTTCATTTGCTGCAGATGCATATATTACACAAACTGTTGGAAGTGGAAGCACTGCAGTTGGGAGAGTGATTGGTTATGATCAAAATACTGGTGTTTTAAAATACTGGCAAGATAGAACTCTTGCTGGATTTAATAATGTTGGAGTCGCAGAGTCAACTTCAATTTATGGTTTTGGTTTGATAGAATTTACAAGTTTTCCATCCACTGGAGGAAATGTCAATATTGCTGGAGGGAGTGTTAGTTTATCAATCGATACTGGGTTTACTGGTCTATCAACAGTAATAAATAATAGAACATACTATCTTGGACAATCTTTTGCCAATGGTACTGCTAATCCTGAAGTTAAAAAATATTCGGGAAATATCATTTATGTAGATAATAGACCATCGATTACAAGGTCATCAAATCAAAAAGAAGATATTAAAGTCATTCTGCAATTCTAAAGAATTATGTCACAACAAACCAATCTCAACGTATCTCCTTACTTTGATGACTTTGATGCAAATAATGACTATTATAGGGTACTTTTTAAGCCAGGATATCCTGTTCAGGCAAGAGAACTAACAACTTTACAATCAATACTGCAAAATCAAATTGAGAAATTTGGTCAGCACTTTTTTAAAGAAGGTTCTAAAGTTATTCCTGGAAATATTGGATATAATGCACTTTACTATGCAGTAGAACTTCAGAATAGTTATCTCGGAATTCCAGTATCCGCATATGCGGATCAACTTGTAGGATCAAAAATTACTGGACAAACTTCCGGTGTTACTGCAGTAGTAGAAAAGGTATTATCATCTTCAGAATCAGAAAGAGGTAATATCACTCTATATGTAAATTATCTAAGTTCAAATACCCAAAATAATTCAACTCAACAATTTTCTAATGGTGAATTATTAACATCAAATACATTAATTGCTTCTGGATTATTGGGAAATGCATCAATTGCAGCAGGAACTCCCTTTGCAGCAACTATTTCGAATGATGCAACATCTGTTGCATCAGCATTCTCGATTACAAATGGTGTTTATTTTGTTAGAGGGCAATTTGTAAACGTAGAGACTGAAACTTTAATATTAGACCAATATAATAATAAACCAAATTACAGAGTTGGTCTCTTTGTAAGTGAGGAGATTGTTAACGCAGATATTGATGAAAATTTAAACGATAATTCACAAGGTTTTAATAATTATGCTGCGCCCGGAGCAGATAGATTAAAAATATCAGTATCTCTTTTTAAGAAATCTTTAGATGATTTTAATGATGCTAATTTTGTCGAATTAGCAACAATTCAAAATGGTGTCCTAAGATCACAAAAACAAACAACAGATTATAATATCATTTCCGATGAATTAGCAAGAAGAACATATTCAGAATCTGGAGATTACTATGTAACTCCATTTGATGTTTCACTAAAAGAATCTTTAAATGATAATTTAGGCAATCGAGGCATTTTCAATCAAGGTCAATTTACTTATGGTGGATTAACTGCTTCAGATGATCTTGCAGTTTATCAAATATCTCCGGGAAAGGCATTTATAAAGGGATATGAAATTGAAACTATTAGTCCAACATTTTTAGATGTTGCAAAACCAAGAACGACAAAAACACTAGAGTTACAATCTATTAATTATAATACAGGACCAACTCTTAAATTGAATAGAGTATATGGATCACCTACTATTGGAATAGGAAATACGTATGTATTGAGTTTAAGAGATTCTAGAGTTGGAACCACTCAAACTTCAGCACCAGGTAAAGAAATTGGTGTAGCAAGAGTTTATGATTTCAAACTTGAGTCTGGATCTTACAGCACTTCAAATTCAAACTTAAACCAATGGAATATTTCTTTATATGATATACAAACAATTACAGAAATAACTTTAAATCAACCAGTTACTTTAGCAGTTCCTACTTTCATTAAAGGTAAAAATAGTGGTGCTAGTGCATTTATAAAAGATGCTGTTACAAACAATGCAACCATTACTGTTTATGAAAAGAGTGGGGAATTTATAAAAAATGAATCATTTATAATTGATGGAATTGAATCCGGATTAGTTGCTATTGCAGTAACTTCTTATGGAATTTCTGATATCAAATCTGTATATGGCATTGTTGGGTCGGCATCAACCTTTACTGCAGATACAATTCAATCAACAGACTTTTCTGTAGGAATTGCAACAATCAGTCCATTATCATCGGGAATTAGTACAGTATTCAGCCCAAATTCATTATTCCCAGGCACTATAGTTAAAGTTGGAAATCTTGTTCAGTATAGTGATCAGTCGGTTTCGGAACCAGTTACAGCAAAAGTCGTAACTGTTAATACGACTTCAATTACAATTAGTGGTGTCACAACAGTAACAGGAATTGTAAACGGAAAACTTCCTTCTTCTGCTTTATCTGCCACTGATTTCAAAATTTTAACTACAAAGTTAGAATCATCTCAAGATAATACTCTTTATACAAAATTACCAAATAATAATATTTCTTCAGTAGATTTAACAGATGCTTCCTTAACAATAAGAAAAACATTCACAGTCAATATTTCTAGTAATCAACTTTCTTTGGCAGTTAGTGCAGGACAGAACGAAACATTTTTACCTTTTGACGAAGAAAGATATTCATTAATTAGATCTGATGGTACAACGGAAGTTTTAACATCAGATAAATTTGCTTTCATTAATGGAGGCACTCAGTTACAAATTTATAATTTGGGTACTAATAATACCAATGCTACATTAATTGCGACTTTAAAGAAAATTAAACCAAAATCAAAGGTAAAATTAAAAAATAGAGTTAATACATTAATTGTCAATAAATCGAAAAATGCTGGATCTGGTATTGGATCCACAACTTTAAATGATGGACTTTCTTTTGGAAACTTCCCATATGGTACAAGAGTTCAGGACGAAAATATTTCTCTAAACACTCCTGATATTATTAAAGTTCATGCAATTTATGAATCTGCAAACACTTCTGCAGCATCTGCACCAACTGCAATATTATCATCTATTAATGGACCAACATCTAAAACAACAGATTTTATTATTGGTGAGAAATTAACAGGACAATCTAGCGGTGCAATTGCAATATGTGCAGAAAGATTAACAGATTCTCAAATTTCTTTTATCTACGAAAATCAAAATTCATTTAAAGAAGGTGAAACTATATTATCAGATGAATCAAAAATTCAAGCCGTTATTGTAACTTTAGATTCTTCAAGTTTCGAAATATCTTCAAATTATACATTTACAACTGGACAGAAGGGAACTTTTTATAATTGTGGAACAATCAATAGAAAACCCTCATCTTTAGAGTCTTCTAAGCAATTGAAAATTTATTTTTCAAGTGGTTATTACCAATCTTCTGATGATGGAGACATCACTACAGTAAATTCTTATACTAGTTTTGATTATGGAAAAGAAATTAAAACAGTAGATGGAATTCAAAATTCTGATATTATTGATATCAGACCAGTAGTTTCGTCATATACTGTTTCAGAAAATTCAAGATCTCCCCTAGAATTTTATGGAAGAACATTTAATTCTTCTGGAAATTCTGCAGCAAATATTCTTGCATCTGATGAATCTATTGTTACAAATTACTCATTCTATCTTGGAAGAATTGATAGAATTTATTTGACTAAAGATGGAAAGTTTCAAGTTAAATATGGAACTCCTTCTGAAAAATCAGAAAAACCAGTATCAGTTGATGATGCACTGGAGATTGCAACTATTACTTTACCACCATATCTTTACGATATATCTCAAGCATCTATACAATTTTTAGAGCATAAGAGATATAGAATGGTTGATATCAAACAACTTGAAAATAGAATTAAAAATCTTGAGTATTATACTGCATTATCTCTTCTCGAAACAAATACTGCAAATCTTTTTGTTCCTGATGCTGATGGATTAAACAGATTTAAGTCTGGATTCTTTGTAGATAATTTTACGTCATTACTTGCTCAGGAAAACTCTGTAGAATATAAAAATAGTCTAGACATTTCAAATAAAGAATTAAGACCAAAGCATTATACTACTTCGGTAGATTTAATTTCTGGTCCTGTTGTAAATGTAGATCCTACTGACGATTTAGCATTTTCTTCGCCAGAAGGAATCAACATTAGAAAAAATGAAGGGATTATTACTCTTGATTATGCAGAAATAGAATGGTTGAAGCAGTCATTTGCAACAAGATCTGAAAGTGTTACTCCTTTCTTGATTAGTTTCTGGCAGGGAACTTTAGAATTAACTCCTGCAACCGACACTTGGGTTGATACAGTTAGACTAGAGGCTAAAATTATTAATACTGAAGGAAACTATGCAGAGACTCTTGCCAATGCAGTAAAAACTTTAAATGTTGACCCACAAACAGGATTTGCTCCAACAGTTTGGAATGCTTGGGTTGATAATTGGACTGGTCAAGATGTCACTCAAACAACAAGAACTAGAAGACAAGTTACTGGTTCCATAGCATGGCAAGGTGGTGGAGGTTTTGTTGCCCGTATGGGAACAGAGACTACTACTATATTTGAAGAAAGATTGAGAGAAGTTAGAGATACTGGAGTTTCTAGTAGACAAGGAAACACAACAATAGTAACTGAACAATTCGATAGAACATCTGTTGGCGATAGAGTAGTAAGTAGAGATCTCATCTCTTATATGAGATCTAGAAATATTCAATTTATTTCCAAAAAAGTTAAACCCCTCACTCAACTTTATGCTTTCTTTGATGGAGTTGATGTAACTAAGTATTGCACTCCAAAACTTTTAGAAATTAGTATGATTTCTGGAGTATTTGAAGTTGGAGAAACTGTTGTTGGAAAAATGCAATCAACAGGTACTATTCAAAATCTTGGTAACAATGCTCCAAATATTACCTTTAGAGTTGCTCAATCAAATCATAAAGAAGGTCCTTATAACTTACCGACTTCAACATATCCATTTAACCCATACACAAATCAAGTTCTTCAACAATCATATTCATCGACATCATCAATATTGAATATTGATACTTTCTCTCTTGCAAATCAACCACAAGGTGAATATAGTGGATGGGTTTCCCAAGAAATGATTCTTGTTGGAAAAACAAGTGGGGCACAAGCAACTATAACAAATGTTAGATTAATTTCGGATATTTCTGCAGCTCTTATTGGAAGTTTTTATATTCCAAATCCAAATATTGGCATTCATCCAAGATTTGAAACAGGAACTAAAACATTTACTTTACTTAATAACAATCTCAATAACCAAGATCTTGCAACAACAATTGCAGAAGAAGGTTTTGTGTCAAGTGGAACTTTAGAATCTGTACAGGAAAATATTATTTCTGTAAGAAATGCAAGAGTTGAGAATAAGCAAGAATTTGAAAGTCGTGCAATTTCTAGAACAACAGGAACCCAAGTTGTCTCAAGTAAGGTAATCTCGCAGACAACAAGAAGTGCTATTGTTGGATGGTACGATCCTCTTGCACAATCATTCTTAGTTGATGATGAGAGTGGAGTTTTCTTAACTAGATGTGATGTCTTCTTTAGATCTAAAGATGATATGGATGTACCAGTTACATTCCAACTCAGAACAATGCAAAATGGATTCCCAACTCAAAAGGTTATTCCATTCTCGGAAATTGTTCTTGACCCATCACAAGTTAATATTTCTGGAGATGGTTCTGTTGCAACTTCAATTTCTTTCAAGGCACCAATATATTTGGAAGGTGGAAAGGAATATGCAATATGCTTAGCATCAAATTCGACAAAATATAGTGTTT